AAGACCAAGGCCCACCGCGCAAGCGACCCTGACCGTGGCGAGATGTCAACGAGTGGCTGCCGCAAGCAGCAAGCACAGGCCCGCATCTGCGGCTCACCGACGCGCAAACCCTGTCCAACAACCGAATGAGGTAAATCATGAGCGTTTCTCTGTCGAACGCCTTTGTGACCCTGTTCGACGCTGAGGTCAAACAAGCCTACCAGGGCAAAGCAATGCTGGTGGGCGCTGTGCGTCAGCGTCGGGGTGTCGAAGGTTCCACTGTTAAGTTCCCCAAAGTTGGTCGCGGTGTGGCTACTGCCCGCGTGACCCAGACCGATGTCACCCCCATGAACGTCGGCTTCTCCAGCGTGACTTGCACGATGGGCGACTGGAATGCCGCTGAGTACAGCGACATTTTCTCGCAGCAGAAGGTCAACTTTGATGAGCGCAGCGAGCTGGCCCAGGTGGTCGGTGCCGCGATTGGCCGCCGCCAGGATCAACTGATCCTCGACGCGCTGAACGCAGCATCCAGCACCGGCACGGTGGCAAACTCTATTGGTGGTGCTAACACCAACATGAACATTGCCAAGCTGCGTGAGGCTGCCAAGATCCTCAACACCAAGAACGTGCCTGCTGAAGGCCGTAACATCATCATCCACGCCAACTCGCTGGCTTCGATGCTGGAGCAGACCTCGGTGACGAGTTCTGACTTCAACACCGTCAAGGCGCTGGTTCAGGGTGAGATCAACCAGTTCATGGGCTTTACGTTCCATGTCCTGGGCGACCGTTCTGAGGGTGGACTGCCCATCGACGGCTCTTCGGATCGCACGCTGTTCGCGTTCCATCGTGACGCAATCGGCTACGCTGAAGGCATCGCTCCTCGCACCGAGATCAACTACATCCCTGAGAAGACGAGCTGGCTGGTGAACGCCCTCTTCTCGGCGGGTTCGGTTGCTATCGACTCCGAGGGTATCGTCAAAATCACCGCCCGCGACACTGCGGCTGCGGCTTAATAGGGGAGGCTGACAATGGCTTACTCTGCTGACGGCTTTACCGCCTACTCCGCGTCCAAGCGCGGCAACGCCCCGTCGATGTATGGTTACAAGACCACCGACGCAATCGCTGATGTGAATACCGCCGGGTATTTCAACAGCTTGTCCAGCCTGCTGGAAGTTGGCGATGTCATCCACTGCGTGACCTCCACCGGCACTACCGCCGTGGTCACGCTGGTGTATGTCGTTTCCAACGCTTCTGGCGTGGTTGATGTGACTGACGGCACCACGCTGTCGGCCACTGACGGCGACTGACACTAGTCAGCGCAAGCGGGCCAGCCCCTGAGAAATCGGAGGCTGGCCCTTCTCACATTAAGAGGTTCGTATGGCCGCAGGCGACACTGGAATCACCATCTGCTCTGATGCGCTGCTGATGCTAGGCGCAAAAGCCATTTCTTCATTCAATGATGGCACGGATGAATCCAGCGTCTGTGACCGTCTGTACCCTGACATCCGCGACTCTACGCTGATGATGTATCCCTGGAGCTTTACCTTCAAGAAGGTGCAGCTCTCGCGTTTGCTGACCGCTCCGACCAGCGTCTGGAAGTATGCCTACCAGCTCCCCGGAGACCGCCTGGGCAACCCGCGTGCCGTATTTGACACCGCCGCTGTGGGCGCAACCCCGCGCAAAGAATGGGAGATCCAGGGCGACCAGCTTCTGTGCAACCTGGAAAGCGTCTTCATCGACTACCAGTACAGCGTGGGCGAGTTCGCCATGCCTCAGTACTTCGTGCAGCTACTGAAGTATCAGGTGGCCTGGCACATTGCAGAGCCGATCACTGAGCAGAACGACAAAGCTGGTTTCTGGCGGCGCATGGCGCTGGGTGAGCCGGGCGAGAACGGGCGTGGCGGTTACTTCCGTCAGGCCACGCAGATCGACGGCGCGAACAATGCCGTCAAGGTCATTGACGATTACACTCTGATCACCGCGAGGTACTGATGCCGCGCTTTGTAGACATCCAGAGCAACTTCAGCACGGGCGAGCTTGACCCGCTGCTGCGCTCGCGTGTCGAGCTTGATCAGTACAACAATGCGCTGGCCAAGGCCACGAACGTCCTGATCCAGCCCCAGGGTGGCCTGCGCCGCCGTCCCGGCACCAAGCACATCTTGGAGCTGCCCAACAGCAGCACCCCGAGCGCAGGCAACGGCGTGCGGCTAGTTCCCTTCCAGTTCTCGGTGACCGACAGCTATATGCTGTGCTTCACGCATCAACGGATGTACGTCATCAAGAATGGCGTAGTGATTGCGGCCATCAACGGCGGGGCCAACAACTACCTGACGACTAGCATCACCAGCGACATGGTCGATGATATGTGTTGGACGCAGTCGGCTGACACCCTGATCGTGGTGCATCCTGACCTGCAGCCGGTGAAAATTGTGCGTGGCGGCAGCGATGCAACATGGACGGCTACATCCGTCACCTTTGACAGCATCCCCAAGTACGCCTTCAATATTGACTTTCACACTAATAACGGATCTACCCTGACCCCGTCCAGTGTGTCTGGCAACGTGACGCTGACGGCATCCACAACGCACCACGACAGCGGCGCGGCTCAGGCTGGCAGCAGCACGACCATCACGCTAAAGTCAACGGCCAGTGCGACAGACGATGTCTACAATGGAATGTATGTAACCATCACCAGCGGAACCGGGGTTGGACAGATCAGGCTCATTGAAGATTACGTCGGCAGCACGAAGGTGGCAACAGTAACGCCAGCCTGGACAACTGCGCCCAACGGCACCAGCAACTATGAGGTGACCACCTGGACGACAGAATCCGTCAACCAGTATGTCAATGCCCAACCGCAAGGCCGCGCCAGGATCACCAGGTATGTGTCATCTACGGTGGTCGAGGCCGTCACCGAATACCCATTCTTCAACACTACGGCCATTGACGCTGGCCGCTGGGAGTTGGAGCATAACTATGAAGATGTGTGGAGCAGCACCAAAGGCTGGCCGCGCAGCGTGTCGTTCCATGAGGGGCGGCTTTACTTCGGCGGCAGCAAGTCTCGGCCATCGACTATCTGGGGCAGCAAGATCGGTCTGTTCTTCGACTTCGTGCCATTTGAGTCTTTGGACGACGATGCGGTGGAGGCAACGCTGGACACCAACGAACTGAACGTCATCACCGACATCATCAGCTCGCGTGACTTCCAAGTCTTTACCACGGGCGGCGAGTTCTATGTGCCGCAGCGCGACAGCGACCCGATCACCCCGCTGACATTCACCTTCAAGCAGGTCAGCCGAAACGGCATCAAGCCCGGCACCCGCGTGCAGTCGGTGGAGTCTGGCTCGGTCTACATCCAGCGCCAAGGCAAGAGCCTCAACGAGTTCGTGTTCACGGACACGCAAGCGACCTACGTCACACAGCGCATCTCGCTGCTGTCTGGCCATCTGCTCAAGACCCCGCAGCGCATTGCTCTGCGCCGTGCTGCCAGCACTGATGAGTCAGATCTGCTGATGATGACAAACGAGGCTGATGGATCTATTGCTGCCTTCTCGCTGATGCGCTCGCAGCAGATCACCAGCCCCAGCGAGTTCACCACGGACGGCCAGTTCATTGATGTGGGCGTGGATGTCAACACCATCTATTGCGTGACCAAGCGCACGTTCAATAGCGTAAATCGCTACTTTGTTGAACAGTTCCGGGACGATGTGTATACAGATTGCGCTTTTTTAGGCGCGTCGGCTGCCAGTGCATCTGGCCTGCCGCACATTGGCAAGAGCCTGAACGTGATCTGCGACGGCGTGCCCCAGGGCAATGAGACCGTGAGCGCGGGCGGTTCTGTCACGTTTGACCGTTCCAGCACCACCAGCTACGAGGTGGGCCTGCCTATCTCTGTCTACGTCAAGACCATGCCTGTGGACATCCGACTGCAGACGGGCAACCGGGTGAGCTTCAAGAAGCGCATTGTGGAGATCAATGCTGTGGTCAAAGACACCCAGCACATGACCATCAACAACAACCCGGTGGCCTTCCGTCTGATGGACAACCCGCTGCTGGATCTGCCCGAGCCTACCTTTACTGGCATCAAGCGCGTGACAGGTGCGCTGGGCTACAGCCGAGAGCAGGCCATTGAGGTGGCGCAGACCCTGCCGCTGAAGATGACCCTGCTGGGGCTTGACTACCGCGTGGCGGTTCATTCTGGGACTTGACCATGGCAACAACTCCTAATCCAACGATGGGCCAAGCCACTGCGGTGGCTGGTTTACTGGACTCATACGCAGCATCGCAGATGCAGCAGACGGCTGCTATCCAGCAGCAGACTGCCTACATGGTGCAGGCCCGCGACACCCTGGCGCTTGCCGAGGTGCGGGCTGACATGGACGAGCAGTACGCTGCCGTGCAGTCTGGCCGAATGCTGCAAAAGGCCGAGACCGAGGCCCGCAACTGGCAGATCGCTGGCAATACGCTGCTGCGGAACATGAGGAAGACCAACGCTGCCATGCGTGCCCGTGCGGCTGCAAGCGGCGTGGCGCTGGGTAGCGGCTCCATTGAGGGTGTCCAGCTTGAGAACGTGGCTGCAACAATGCGCGACCTGGGTGTTGCAGATCTAAATGCCTTGACCGCCCGCGTGCTTGGTTTTGAGGATGCCAACGCCCTGATTCAGTCCACCGAGCTGCAGAACACGCTGAACCTGTTCGCAGCCCAACGCGGTGCTGGCCAGCTTGAGACCGCAGCGTCTGCCGCCCGCCGCACTGGCGGGATGCTGTCCACCTTTACTCTGACCAGAGGGCTGACCAACCTTGTGAAGGCCGACCCGTTCTCAGGAAAATCGTCAACAATTGATCCCGACTTCAAGGGTTATGGGGGCAGATTTTAATGGCCACTCAACTGATTGATTCTGGCCGCATCCAACTGCAGGGCGGCGGCAATGTTCCCATGCAGCGCGTCACCCCGCAGGCGGTGGAGCCCATCGGAGCACGAGTGCAGGCCCAGGGCTCCAGCCAGATCGCTGAGGCGCTGGATCGCATGAGCGCCCAGCTCTTCCAGGACTCCTTCCGGCTGCGTGAGAAAGAGGGCTTGCAGTTCGCTGCCGAGAACGAACTAACCCCGGAGCAGATTGAGGCTGCCAAGAACGGCGACCTAAAGAGCCTGAACCTTGGCGGCAATCCGGTCAGCGTGTTCCAAGAGGCAGTGCGTAAGGCGCGGGCCTTGCAACTGTCGCAGCAATTTGAGGCAGAGGGCCAGGCCGAGCTTGTTCGCTTGGCGCAGCAGATTGAGACCGGCAAGGCAACTTCCGAACAGGTGCTGACCAAGATCACCACCATGACAGATGGCTTTGGCCGCACCTTGTCCAAGGTTGACCCGGAGGCTTCTTATAAGTTCCGCGCAACCATGGCCACCTTTGGGCGCAGCATCTATAAGTCTGCTCTGGACTCTGAGCAAAAGCGTGCAATAAACGAAGCAAAAATCAAGTTTGAGCTGAACTTCACAAACCTAGAGCAGCTCCTAGAGAATGCGGCCACTACCGACGCGGCGCAATTCTCTGCTTATGGTGTCGTTTTTGCTGAGAGCATCCGCAAGCAAGCCATTGAAACAAATGACCCTCAGATTATTGGCTCACACCTTAAGCGCATCAATGAAGCACTGACCAACGCTCGGGTCAATGCACTGACCAAATTCATGCTGACCGAGGAGAACCTGCGTGATCCTCGCGCAGCCATTGCCAAGCTGCGCTCTGGCCAGGTCGGCAACTTGGCACCCCATGTTGAATACCTGATGAAGAACGATATTGATTCATACATCAAGGTCGAGAAGGCGATTGAGGAGCGAGCCAAGGCGAGAAAGGCTGCGATTGAGCTGGGATTCGTGGATGCCAACAACCAAGGTGAAGTGATCCTGCGGCAGATGTACTCCAGTTCTGACCCCAAGGTTCACAAGTCGCTATTCGATCAACTGAGGACGATGCCCGTGCCACCCGAGACAATTAAGAAGGCTCGGGACTTCATGTTCAGCGACACGGCCACCGGGCCGCAGCGCGATGACCTCCAGGCCTTTAGCCGCATTAGCCAGCGTGTGGCGCTTGGCATGGCTACTGAGCAGGAGATCTTGTCGGCTCCGTTGACTTATGCGACCAAGAAACAGCTTCTGGGTCAGCAAGGCAATCCCAACGACGACCTGAGCTACGGCACTAAGATTATCGGCATGGCTGTTGGCATTCAGTCCGAGAACCTGCCGCCTGAACTCAAGAGTGCCGATGCCCGCCAGCTTGCTACCGCCACCCGCAACACGCTGGTGACGGAGCTGTACACCTACGCTAGAACGCCCAACGAACAGGGCAGGCTGCCCACGGCGGTTGACATCCGTGCCAAGGGCGATGAGCTGGCAAAGAAGGCTGGCGCGGGGATGTCCAAGGCATTTAAGGATGCGGCAACAAGCAACCAAAACCAGGCCGTGCTGTTTATCCCGCAGCTCCAGGGCGTGGACTTGAGCAATGAGCAGGCTGTCGAGGCGGCCTTTGCTGCCGCTGCAAAAGCCAAGGCAAACCCAACCAACATCAACGCAGCCCGCAATGCCGTGAACGAGTATCGCCTTAATCAGAGCAAATTGAGTGGGGCATCCAAATGAGAACCAAGCAGCCGACCATCGAAGACATCTACATGGCCGATGCCTTTATGACCACGCCGGGCATCCGGCAGGGTCTGCTGGAGCGTGCCTCTGAGGGCAACGATGATGAGGTGATGACCGAGGACACCGACGACGGCCCGGTGGTGTACTACCGCGCCCCGCACGGCGAGATGTACCCGGTTGGCAGGCCCATCATGCTGGCTGCTGGCCCGAGCGGCACGCGCACTGATGCGCCTGCTGGAGCGACCATCAGCCCGACCCCGCGTAATCCGGTGGTCGGCGGCGTGGCTGACTTTGTGCGCGGCGTGCGCGACATGGCCAACCAATACGAGATCAAGGATTGGGTGCCGTTGCTTGGCAAGATGGGCGTGGGCGATCTGCTGTTAGGCAAGTCCCCCGAGGAGATTGAGAATTGGGCCTACGGCAACAGCCCAATCGCCATGCCGCCCAGCGGTACGGGAGGCTTCGTGCCGGTGGTCAAGACTGGACGCAAGGAATCGCTGGCTGATACGGTGTTCTTGGGGGTGGATGCTGCTGGCCTTGCCAAGGGCGCGGGGGCAATCGGCAGGGGAGCGGTCAAGGGCGCAGCACGCGCAATTGATCAGGCCATGGTGGAAGGCACCGGGCCTGTTGCACGCCTGATTCCAGACGCTATGCGTCCGATGAATGTGGTGCCGCCTGGGCCGTCCGTGGTTAGCACCCGTCTGCCAACCGCAAAGAAGGCAACAGAAGATCCGCTGGCAAATCGTCTGGTGATTGACCTGCAATCCACCAAGGCCGACCCGGAGGCCTTTACTCACAACGTGGGGCTGGTGAGCCAGTACCCTAACTTTGTTTCTCGCGCACGCACTCCTGATCGGCAGGCTGAGGATTTCATTACCCAGGTGAAGGACAACCTGCTGTGGCTGCATGACAAGGTGCCCGAGGGCACGCGCCAGCGCAGCAAGCTCTGGTATGACGGTGCCCGCAACATTACTGACCGCTTCTCTTCTGATTACGGCGTTCCAGATCAGGCTGTGTCTGGTGTGCTGGCGGTGCTGTCTCCCCAGAAAGATTGGTTTATGAATGTGTCCCTGGGCCAGCGCGTCCTAGACATTGCAACCAAGCAGCAAGGCGCTCGCTGGGATTCCAGCATGGATGAGATGGCCAAGATCATCTGGAGTAAGCCGCAATACGCTCCGATGGTTGATGCCATTCGCGGCAAGACTCTTGGTGAGATCACCGACCCTGGCCTGAAAGCCATGTGGCTTCGCACCTACGATCAGGCCAAGCTGCCACGCGAGCACCAGATCGTGAGTCCCGAGGGCGACTTCGTTGGCGTGCGAACCAACGCCGATGGCAGCCCGACCAAGACAGGCTGGGGCTCGCTCAACGAGATCGGCAAGGCCATCGTCATCCTTGAAGACCCAACGCTTCCGACCATTTCCACAAACCTTGGCCAACAGCACAAGGTCAGGAACTTCTACAACAACATCTACGCGCCTCAAGATCCGGCTGGCCATGTAACTATTGACACCCACGCGGTGGCCGCGGGCTTGCTGCGCCCGTTGTCAGGCAACAGCCGAGAGGTGTTGCACAACTTCGGCTCCGGCGTGGTTGGCGAGGGCGGCCCAAAGAACAGCTCCATCACGGGCGTGCAAGGCACTTATGGCCTATATGCCGAGGCATATCGCCGGGCTGCCCAGGAGCGCGGCATTCTGCCCCGCGAGATGCAATCCATCACCTGGGAGGCGGTGCGCGGGATGTACCCGGACACCTTCAAGAGCCAGGCCAAGAATGTTCAGGCGGTTGATTCTGTCTGGCTACAATATCGACAAGGAAAACTTTCTCTGGAGGAGGCGCGAAATGAAGTCCTCAGACTTTCAGGCGGCATCAACGCCCCCGAGTGGGAGCGAGCCGGACTACGTCCTGAACCTACTCAAGCAGTTCAACCTGCCGGTAACGCGGGAGAACTATCTGGGGCTGGCGTACCCGGAGGGAGCCCCAGCAGACCTGGAAGAAACCAGCCTGCCGCAAGCAATTCGTCAAGCGTAACGCGGGGCGGTTCAGCTCCGCAGCAAGGAGGAGCTGAATAATGTCTATCCCGCCACTGAATGATCGACTCAACTCCATGCTGCCTGCCGAGCAGGAGCAGATGCCGCCGCCTTCGGATGACCCGTTGGGCGAGATCAACCCGGCTGAGACTGTCGAGGAATACGAGCCAATAGCTGGCTTGGCAGACAAGCTAGTCAACATCCCGCTGAAAGTCATTCGGCAGGGCACCAGCACCGTGCCCAGGGTGTCCGATCAGGCTGGTGCCCAGGCGGCACAGGAGGCCGTCCAACGCGCTGCCACGGCGGCAGAAAAGACCAAAACCGAGGGTGTGGTGCAGACGGTCAGAAAGGCCGTGGGCGGTAAGCCCAAGGCCCGGCAGGCTGAAGAGCTGCAGCCGATGCCTCCTGCCACTCCCCAGCAGATGCAAGAAGCCATTCGGGTGGTGGATGATGCAGCCGCTGCGGCCCCTCCTGGCAGCACGGCAGGCATAGCCCCTGACGCTGTCGGCCCCGAGGTTCCTGGCGTGACCATCCGCGCCGTCACCCCGGAGGATGCTGAGAAATTCCTCTCGGGTGCAGATGCGCCTGCGGTTGGCATTGACTTCAATTTCAACTACATCCAAGCCCCGGAGGATATTGACCGCATCATTGACCGCACGAGCCGGGCCTTTGCCGAGCAGACCGACATTGCCAAGCGCGGCGTGGTCAGCGATGAAGCTCTTGTGGACATGGCGGCCCGTCTGAACATTGCGCCCGAGATCCTGCGGATGCGGGTAGGGGAAACCCTTAATGCCGAGAAGATGCTGGCTGGACGGTTCCTGCTGGTCAAGTCGGCCACCGAGCTGGAGCGCCTGAAGACCAAGATCATGGAGATGCCAGCAGGCACCGAGGATGACAATCTGCTGCTGCAGTTCCGCAATCACTTGGCGACCCATGCTGCCATCCAGATGCGCCTAAAGGGGGCGGTCACCGAGATGGCTCGGGCGATGCGCTCCATGCGTCTGCCGGTGGATGGCACGGCTGGTCTGTCTGATCCCGCACAGATCACCGCCTTGCTCAATGAGATGGGTGGCCGGGCCAACATGAAGAACCTGGCCGCTGCTTATCACCAGCTCACCATGGAGCAGAAGTCTCGCTTCGTGGATCTGGCTGGCGGCACTACCCAGCAGCTTGGCAAGATCTGGAAAGAGTTGTACCTGTCTAGCCTGATGTATGCCCCGGCAACCACCGAGCGGGCCTTCTTCGGCAACATGATACTGACGCTTGCCCGAGGCGCGGACACCGCGTTTGCCTCGACTGTTGGCCGGGCGGTGGACAAGACTGTCATTACCCCGGTCTTCGGCTCCAACAGCGCCGACTCGGTGACCATGACCGAGGCCATCGTGGAGATGGCCAACTTCATCTATAGCCTGCCCAACGGGCTCAAGGCCGGGCTCAAGGCATTCATCAATGATGCCCCGATCTATAAGGTTGGACGGGATGTTGAGAAGACTCCAGACCCGGCCATCTCTGCCAAGCTGTTTGCTGATCCCAACACGCCCATGGCCCATGCCGTGGACTTCTTGGGCAAGGCGGTGCGCCTGCCGTTCCGCTCAATGCTGGCTGTTGACGAGATGGGCAAGGCCATGATCGCCCAGATGGAGACCCGTCGGCTTGCAGCCCGCGATGCTCTGACGGCCATCCGCAACGGCGTGGAACCCAATGTTGCGCTGGACGGTATGGCCATGCAGATCAGCAACCCGGATGCTCGCATCGTTGACCGGGTTGATCAGGCCGTCAAAGAAGGCACCCTGCAAAGCGACCTGGGCAGCTTCGGTCAGGCGCTGACCAAGCTACGCAACGACCTGGGCCCGGTGGGTACTGTGCTGGCCCCGTTCATCAAGACGGTCATTAACGCGCAAAAGCAGATGGTGGCCCGCACTCCCTTGCTGAACTTCGCACTGGATGACATTCGCGCCGACATGGCTGCTGGCGGTGCCCGCCGCCAAATGGCCCTTGGAAAAATGAGCCAAGGCGCTGCCTTCATGGGCATGGGCTATTACTTGGCCCTGGACGGCACGATCACTGGCGCTGGCCCCACTGACCCGGCCCGCCGCAAGTTCCTGCAAGAAACCACCGGCTGGATGCCCTTCTCATTCAAGACCGGGGAGACCCCCGAGGGCAAGCCCATCTATCGCAGCTATGCGGGCCTGGAGCCTATTGGCGGGATGCTGGGCATGGCAGCCACCCTGGCCGAGATCGGCGCGGTCTACGGCAAAGAGGATGACGACGAGTGGCACGACCTGCTGCTGTATTCCGCACTGCTGCCGTTCAAGTACATCGGAGAGTTGCCCTTCATGCAAAGCATGACCAACCTGACGGACATGATTGAGCAGGTGAAGCGTGACCCCAAAGGAGAAATGGCCAGTGCTGCTGCCAACAAGTTCTTTGGCGGTATCGCGCAAAACATGGTCGGCGGCGTGGTGCCGGTGCCGATGCCTGCTGGCGGTCTAGTTCGCCAGATTGAGAGCGTCCTTGATCCGACCAAGCGTGAAGTCACCATGGATGCTAGCTTGCCCCCTAGCGAGCGATACTTCGACTTTCTGTTCAGGAGCTGGCTGGCCAAGACCCCGATCTTGTCCGGCAGCGTGGCACCTAGCCGCAACCTTTGGGGCGAGGAAGTCAAGACGGGTGAGCCTGATGCCTTGTCATTCATCATCCCATTCCACAAGAAGGAACGCGACCTTGACCCGGTTGAGCAGCGCTTGCTGGACATTGCCAAGGCCCGCCAGAAGATGCCCATCAATAAGCCCGAAAGAGCTGTTGCAAACGTAAGGCTTAACGATAGCGAGTACAGCACCATGCTGCTGCTGATGAACAGCACGGCCATTGAGGGCAAGAGTTTCAAGGCTGCGGTGGGCGCGGCGCTGTCTGATCCGACGTTTGTGGCAGAGATGAAGCGCGGGGCTTATGAGGGCATCTCCAACAAACTCAGCTCTATCGCGACTGAATACCGGGATGCGGCCATTGCCTCGCCCGTCTTCCAGAAGGAGCATGGCAATGCCTTCATGGAGATCCAAAAGAACAGGGCGCTGGCTGAGAAGAAATACCAACAGACCCCCCGCACACCTGTTGAAGATTAACCACCTAACCGTACAATTTGATCAGGAAGGATTGAGCAATGGCCATCCCAATTTCTAACGTCACGCGCCGGGTGGTGTACGCTGCAAGCGGCACCGGGCCGTATGCTTTCACCTTCGAAATCCTGGCGAACACCGACATCGCGGTGTACAAGGATGATGCGCTGCTGACGCTGACCACCGACTACACGGTGACCATCAACGCCAACGGCACGGGCAGTGTCACGCTGGTGGCCAGCCCCACGGGC